TCATTGCGTCTTCTTGCGCTCGTTCTCAACAAGATAATGATATAAAATATATCAAAAGAGAGTATGAAGCATTCGTTTATCTAAAGAAGTTGCTGCATATTGAGACGTATGACACACATATAATTATAGAACACAGCTTTGCTTCTGGCATATGTGTGAAGAGTGAGAAATATCACAGTTATAGAACGATACTAACAGTTGAACATTTTTGTAAAGATAAAAAATTAGAGCTAAATAAATTTATAGAAGAATTTAGTGAAGCTTATAAAATAGAAGAAAATGATGTTATTGATGTTTCGTATACAATTGATGGTATAAAACACGACGGAACTTCATATAAGCTGTCTACAGTCAAGCTTGATGATAAAAGTGACTTATGCATCTTGACATTTTCTGACAAAAATGAGCTGTGTGATGAGAGTATAAAGCTCGCAAGAAACTTTCCTAAGCAGGGTGAAAAATTACACAATATAGCATCTCCAATGTCAATTTTTATAGAAAATAATGCTCTAATTTTTGATGGCTACTATGCAGGATTAGACAAGAATGATGATATGATGCTTACAATACCGGCAACGTTCGGTTCGTCTGGTTCACCAGTGTTTAACAGGCGTGGTGAACTTGTTTCTATTATTACAAAAACTGTTGTCAAATTCAACAATATAGCAGTCGGCGCAAATCTCGATAAAATAAGACAGTTCGTAAATATCAAACAACATAAATAATCTATGGTCAAAACGTTCGATATCCCAGAAATACTCGATAACAATTCACTGTTCAACGAAGCAGAATTAGACCCACCCAGCTTTGATGAGAATATAGAAACGCTAACAATTGAAGATATAGATAGAGCTATTTTCGAATTTATCAACGATAATCTGAACATACACGTTAAGTCTGATAATACTCTAAAGAAAGTTCCCGTCATCTTCGCTTCGGGTGAACGATGGGCGCTTGTTCGCCAGCGTAAAGCATTACGAGATGAAAACGGAACAATCATATTGCCGCTAATTTCTATTAGAAGAACTGAGATTGATAGGTCTTACGAGGCTTCGTTGCCAGCTGGGAATGCAGCACATAAATCTGTTGTTTTCAAAGTCAAACGCTCACCAAAAAATTCTAACTTTCAAAACTTGAGAAATAGTGTCGGGCTTGTGAACCAAACAAACGCTGCAAAAAACTTCGGGACAACAATTGACGGCCCAGCTGCAAAGACATCAAGAAGATTAGCTGCAAAAGCATTCTCTGGAACTGTTTTTAGAGGAAAGCAGATAGTTTCCAAAAATAAACCAGAAATTGTTGATGTGTTTACAATCCCATATCCTGACTTTGCTCGAATTGACTATGAAATTACGTTCTGGGCTCAATACCAAGAAGAAATAAACCAGATGTTGCATCGCTACTTCAATGATTTCTCTATATTTTCTATAGACCAGTTTCAAGTCAATACAAAAAAAGGTTATTATTTTATGGCGTTCGGTAGACCAGATATAGCAAACGAAAGCAATGTTGAAGAATTCACAGATACAGAGAGAATAATCAGACAGACGATGTTTCTTGAATGCCCAATATATTTCATCCAAACACAAGTCGGTGAAGAGCACTTAGTTCACAAATTCACATCAGCGCCAGAAATAAGTTTTGTGTCATATGCAATAAACGATGAAATAGAAGACGATATGAAGTCATTGAAACAAAGAAACCCGATAGAAGAAGCACAAGGGAGACTCACTGACATAGAAGACGGGCTTGCTAGTAGAATTACACGGCCAAGAGAAAAGCGTAAAGAACATCGTGCTCTAACAAATAAAGCTAAAAGACGACAAACCGGCGAAACTGTAACAACATTCTCAAGTGTAGAAGAGCTCGATAGGTTTTTCAAATAATTTCACAGTAATTGAGTTTTTTGAGCTCAAAATAGATACTTATAACTGATTATAGTTTTACGTGTGGGAGATAGACACATAAATGACTGAACAGGTTTTCAGAAGTCCTGGCTTCTTCCCCAGAGAAATTGAGCAAACATTTAGAGTTGCAGCACCGTCTGGTGTTCCTGCGGGAATAGTTGGAACTGCAAAAAAAGGTCAGGCGTTTACACCAGTTCTTATAAGTTCATTTCGTGAATTTATAGACAAATTTGGTGAAGTTGACGGAAAGAATTTTGCTCCAGTTGCCGTGAAAGAGTTTCTTAGAAATGGCGGCTCCGTTGTGTTCGTTAGAGTACTCGGCGCCGGCGCTAATCAGGTGCAAGGTGATATAAACACAACAACGAATAAAGGGCTTGTGCGCAATGCAGGATTTGCTGTCCCAACAAATGCCGTGAGACTAAATGCAAGACAACAGCCGCTTGGTGGTGTTACATTTTTAGCTGCTTCACATAGCCAAACTGATGTGACAAATTATCCCGTTGTCACAGAGGCAGGTGTAGCTGATACTGCGAACGCAAAGTTTATTCGCGCAATGATTTTTGGTGACTATAACACACGTGTCTTCATCGGTTCATACGACTCACCATATTCAACTATAGTCACTGGAGCTATAGCACACGTGAACGGTGACGATTTATTCAAAGTTTATGTTTCATCTTCTGCGGGAACTGCATTCTCGAATAATGATAATGTAGCAGGCTTGAAAGTATTCACAGCATCGTTGAACCCAAATAACGTAAATTATATCACAAAGATTTTGAATACAAATCCTGAATTGTTTGACCAAGAGAAACATTTATTATACGCAAGTTTTGATGTTGACGATGAAGTTGCGAGTGTTAGAGGAAAAACCATAGTTGCTGTGTCTGGTTCAACAGCAACAAACGAAGATGGCACGGCACTCGGCACAGCTTATGGCAAATTTGATACGAGATATAAGACGCCTACAACTCCATTTGTCATTTCACAGCCATATTCTGCAAAAGAATATGATTTATTTAGAGTTGAAGCACTATCTGACGGTACTTGGGCAAATGATAGACTAAAGATATCAATTGCAAATTTGAAAAAATCAAATGACCATTCAAATCCTGACGGAAAATTTTCATTACTTGTTCGTGACTTCGGAGATACAGATGAAAGCCCAATAGTTCTTGAAGCTTATCACAACCTTAGTTTAAATGCTGATTCAGAAAACTATATTTGTAGACGTGTCGGCAACAAGAGATTTGTATTTGACTTTGACCAGGTTGATGATGCAGAGCGAAGACTGCGAGTTACCGGAAAGTATCCACTTATATCAAACCTTATAAGAATTATACCGTCTGATGACCTTGAGAATAGACTAATTCCGAGAGATGCATTACCTTGTGGGTTTAGAGGATATGAGCTACTAAAGACAACAACAAATGAAAAGGATAGTGGAGGGACAAGCAGACTACACGGCGGACTAAGCGAAAAGTATGAAGGCCCGTATGTGCTGCCGTTTATCCCAATGAGAAAGAAAATTACAAAGGGAACAATCGGTTCTAATAAAGAAAAGGTTGATAAACGATTGTTTTGGGGCGTACATTTCCAAAGAGTTTCTGGTGCTGCAACAGTTCCAAACGAGTCAAGTGAAAAAAACGGTATAAAATCTTTTGCAAAACTCCTTGGAATACGTGAGTTTGATATGGTCGTAACTGGCGGTGCAGCAGACGGATTGACAAATAATAAGTTCACAATTGACAAAATTGACACAAGAGTTGGAACAACAACACATCTTTCAACTGGAAGTGTTGATGATGCAATGAAAGATTTCATTTATAAGCGTGATAAGGGCTTCACTCACAAATCGCTTGCTGACATTTTAATGGAACCACACGACTCGAACGGTGATATAGACATCACATTTAATAGATTTTCTACAGTTGCACAATTCAATATGTTTATGTACGGTGGGTTTGATGGCTTCAACATTCTTGATAAGAACGAAGCATCTCTCAATGACAAAGCAACGTCAACACAAACTGGCGGAATAGCAGCAAGCGGATATTCATTCAGCCCACTCAATGCGAGCCAGGCAGGCACAGACTTGAATAACAATGGTGTTCAGTCTTATAGACGAGCTGTAGAAGCTCTATCTAATCCTGACGCAGTTGATATAAACTTACTTGCTATTCCTGGTATACGTGAGCCGCTAATTACAGACTATGCCGCAACAAAGATGCGAGACAGATTTGATGCGTTTTACATAATGGATATAGAAAACTTTGATAAAAGTAGCAACAGATTATTTTCTGATAGCACTGTAAAATCTGATGTTCGTAAGACTGTTGAAAAGTTTTCTATGAGAGGGCTGAATAATAATTTTGCTGCTGCATATTGGCCGGATGTTATTCTCGAAGACAATGAAACAAAGAAACGCACGACAGCACCTGCATCAGTTGCTGCCGTTGGTGCTATAGCATTCAATGATAGAGTTGGTCAGAAGTGGTTTGCGCCTGCAGGGTTCAATCGCGGTGCAATTGAGAACGCTATCGATATCGATGTTCGTTTGAACTTCTCTGACAGAAATGAAATGTATGATGCGTCTATCAATCCGATTACAAAATATCCACGTGAAGGTGTTGTGATTTTGGGTCAGAAAACACTGCAAGTTTCTCAGAGTGCATTCAATCGTGTAAACGTGCGTCGCTTGCTGATTGAAGTTCGTCGTGCGGTGCGTACAGTTGCAAACAGAGTGCTATTTGAGCCACACAGACAAGAAACAATCGATAAGTTTGTTGGACAAGTGACACCATTGCTTGAAAGAATACAAATACAGGCAGGAATTGAAGATTTCAAAGTTGTATTTGATAACACGACAACATCACCGCAAGATGTCGAAAATAATACGCTAAGGGGTGTAATTTATATAGTGCCTTCGCGCGTTGCAGAATACATCGATGTGTCTTTCATAGTTTCACAAGCGGGTGTCCAATTTGAGTAAGTTTACTAATTTTGAGAGATAAAACTACGATGATGAATAAATATAATGAAATGCTGACAATCGGGAGAAACCCATAAATGGGAGAGCAAGTATTCAAAAGTCCTGGCTTTTACGCTAAAGAAATAGACCTGACAACTACTGGTCCCTCTGAACCGTTTGGGACACCGGCTGGTGTTGTCGGCTCAGCAAAACGAGGGCCGGCATTTGTTCCTGTTACTTTAGCATCATTCAAAGATTTTGTTGATACGTTTGGAAACGTTGATGGTAAATCTTTTGGTGCATATGCAGTAAAAGAATTCCTTCGAAACGCACAGTCAGCTGTGTTTTTAAGAGTTCTCGGTGTCGGTGACGGAAAACAGCGAGAAGGTACAGCTTCTGATAGCTCCGGTAATACAAATCGTGTAAATAATGCAGGATTTGTAGTTGGCGGTGGTCAAACAATAGAAACTAATTTCAACTTTCAGCTTGACAGAAATAGAAATCTAACAGAGAATATGACAGTTGGTGCTGGTACAGGCGGTGCCGGCGGTGGAATAGCAAATACTGGCGGAAAAGGTCGTGTATTTTTCTTAGCTGCATTGCACAGCGAGAGTGCAGGCTCGACGTTCCTATCAGACGCCGGTATTCAAGATAGCCCAGCGGCACGCTCAGTTATTCGTGGTGTTCTATTTGCTGCATCAGGAACAATTCTTCAACTATCTGCAAGCGCATCAGGTTCTGCTGCGGGATTTGAGAATTACTCAGATTTGACGGGGACATATAACTACGGTGATAGTACCTTCACAATGGTTGTTCGTGGACACTCTTCAACAGGTTCAAAAGCAATTGACTTTCCACGAACAGTTACTGCAAGCCTTGACGTTTCTAAAGCGAATTATTTCGGTAAAGTCTTCAATAGAGACACGAAAAAACTAAAAGATTTTGGGTATGTGCTGTACGAGAGCTTCGATATATCAGATGCATTGGTAATAGTTACGGGTTCTGTCGTAGTAGCGACAACTGGTTCAAGCACGCGCGCAGACATCGTGCATTTGC